ATGAAGATAAAGCAATTATGAAAAATACATTAGAGGAATTAAATATGCCAATTGAAGAATCAAAGATTGAAGAAGCTACAGTAAAAGCGACATTCTATGATAGTATTGATGATGTACCTGAAGAAAACTTTAATTTTGATGAAGATCTAGAGGAAAATGTAGAAGAAGAAAATCTTGAAGAGCACATTCAAGACAGACCCGATCCAGTTGAAGTTGAAGGCGAATTACAAGGTACTGACAATGCGGTAGTTGATTGTCCAGTTAATCCTGTAATTACTCATTCTGAAGATGAAAAACCATTAGATTGTAAAAATGAAAAACCAGCTTTAGAAAAACCTCTTGCAGGTGATCCTGTTGATATAAAATTACAAGAAGCAAAAGATGAAGAAGATCAAGAAGAAGAGTCTGATGAAGATGTTGCTGAAGAAACAACTGTTAAAGATGTTTTAAAATCTTTAGAGGACTTAGATAAAGACCTTCCTGTAGAATATGCTCAAGTAACTATTGATGATAAAGTATATGATACTTCATTATACTTTGATCAATTAGAAGATAAAGTTATTATTGGTGTTGATTGTGTTCCTGTTGAGGAAGACAATAAAGATATAGAAGAAGTTAATTCTGATGACAAAGTTGAAACTGAAGCTGACAAGGTTGAAGAATCAGCCGATGGTGCCGGAGAGGATGAAGTTCTTGAAAGCTTAAAGGATTTAACACGTCAAAAAGACTTGCTAGAAAGCGAAATTAAGAATCTTAGAAATGAAAAAACAGTTAGTGATGCTAAGGTTAGTGAATTGACAGAGTCTCTTAATAAGTATAAAAATGCTTTCTGTAGAACAAGCGAATTAGCTGCTCAAACAAAAGATTTAAATGAACAAATCGAATCTTTAAAAGAACAATTAGCACAAAAAGAAACACAATTAGAAAGTCTTAAGAAAGTTGAAAGTTCTGCTCAAAGTTTAACTGAAAGCATGACTGCCGAAACTAATAAAGTTAAATCATTAACTGAAAAATTAGATTCTGCACAAAAAGAATTTACAGCTGAAAAAGAAAAACTAGTTGAACAATTGAATCAATATAAGAAGGGTTATGCTGATAGAACAAATTTAGCTAAGAGTTACAAGGCTAAATTTAATTCAGTAATTACTCGTTATGTTGAGTCTAAAGCACAAATGCTAGGTGTACGTCCTGCTGATATTACTTCAAGATTAGATGAAAGTTATGATATCGACGCTGTTGATAAATTATGTAATGAAATCTTATCTGGTCAAGTAACTATCAATAGAATTCCACTTCGCAAAAATGCTAAAGTTGTAATTAATGAATCAAAAGTGTCTGAGAACACATCAAACTCTAATCCAGACGCTGGTTATGATATCGATGATTCATTACTAGAACTTGCTGGATTAAAAGGTTATAAATTCTAATAAAACAAAAAATTTAAAAGGGAGAAAATAACAACATGGCTAATTTATTAGAAAAATATCAACGCCAAATTAAAGTTGCTGAAGCTTATGTTGCTAACAACTTTGAAGGCAAAAAAGTATCTGAAAATACTAAATTAAATACTGCTGTCTTAATCGACAACACAAATAGATTCATGACTATGATGGAATCTATGAACACTCAAGCTACTGAAAGAAGTAACTTAGGCGACTGGAAGAAATTCTGTTTAAACTTAACTAATATTGCAGTTCCAAGCTTAATCGCTAACGACTTAGTAATCGTTCATGCAATGACATCTTTCTCTGGTTCTGTTGCATATCTTGAGTATCAATCAAGAACTAACAAAGGTGATGTAAAACGTGGTGATGTATTCAATAGCGTATTCGGTCTTGGTGACATGACTGAAGCTAGACAAAACTTCACAGCTGAATTAATCATTGATACAATGGTTGAATCAGGTTCTGGTATTTCTGGTTTATCTGCAACTCCAATTGAAGGTGCAATCGTTGACCCAGAAGGTAACGCTCATACATTCAAAGTAGTTCGTGGTGCCGATACATTCTATGCTGATGTTTATGAACCAGTATTAGGTGATAAGGTAATCTATAAGTCAGAAGAATTCCAAATGACTCATGTACCTGCTCAAGACATCCCAACTATTGGACCAGTTATGAAGAGAATTCCTCTAGTAGCTGAACCTAGACGTATCGCTGTACGTTATGACCAAATCACTGCTTTCCAAGCTAAGACTGACTATGGCTTCAACCTAGACAAGCAAATCGCTGAACAAGCAGTTGGTGAATTAAATTATGAAATCGACACTGAAATGGTTGATCTATTATACCAAGCTGCTAAGTCTGCAACAACTGAAGACGAATTAAAGGCATTAACTTGGAATAAGGCTAAACCTCTAGGTGTTTCTAAATTCGAACACTACAATGGCTTCCTAGAAATCTTCTCTAAGGCTAAGACATTCATTTACAAGAGAACTAAGAAATTCCATCCTAACTACATGGTATGTGCTGCTGACGTTCTTAACGTATTAGAATTCGTTAACGGATACAAAGCTGCTAATACTACTAAGATGTATGGTCCTTACAAAGCTGGTGAATTAAACGGTGTTAACGTATATGTTTCTCCATTACTAGCTGATGGCGAATTCTTCTTCGGTCTTAATGGATCTGATATGATGAGTTCAGTAGCAGTATATGCACCATATATGGCTATAGTTCCTACTCAATTACTTGGTACACCAGATGGTGGTTTAGCTCAAGGCTTCTCCACATGGTATGCTAAAGCACTACTTAACAAGAACTTATTAGTTGCTGGCCACATCGATGGTGGTTTCAAAGACGAATACAATAAGATCGAAGTTAAAGGTAACTAGTTGAGAGACTAACCG